TCAGCTTTTAATTACTTTTGACATATCTTTGACTATTTCAATTATTTGTGTTGGCTCATCATCTGATCCATCTTCTTTTAAATAACCACTCTTGGGATTTGAAAAAATCGCTTTTGTCGTTTGCAGCAGAACTGCATTACGGATTTCTTCATTATTGGTGGCTTTTACAAAGGTTTCAAATGTACTTAGCGCATTCTGCTTATTTTTATTTATGATGTAATTATGCGCTTGTGCCCGATAATTTTTTCCGCATGTTATTAGAATATAGAAAAGTACAATCAAACCGGTAAATCGTGGTAATATAGCTTGGGCAAATTTATATAAATATGGTTCTTCAAGTACAACAGGACACCACCAAAATGTTATAGAAGAATATGCCATAATAACAATGCTTAATGCTATTATCCACCAGAACCATTTATCCCGGCTTTTTTCAAACATATTCGCGGCTTCCTGAAAATTTACCGTATGATTGGTCACGCCTACAGACTTAGCCGCTTTTTGTACTGCTTCTTTTAGTGCCATTATGTATTTCTGTGTTTCTTCTATTTCTTGTTTTGCTTGTTCATGTTCTTTCTTAATATTTTCTAACGCTTCATGTGCCTGTCGTTGTAAAGATTCATAATCAGTTCCAGCCTTGGTACAATAGGCAACAATGGGAGAGATGGTTTTAAACCAAGAGTTATTATAGTTATTTGTGATGTTATCTATAAGACTCTGACGTACATCGGGCCCCTGCATAGATGAGAAGCTCTTGATTTGTTCAATGGAATTAATAAAAGTACTCATTTCATTATTTAAATCTCGTATTATTGACTCAGGAACTCTCATTATATCAATATCAGCTAAGCCTTTGAACAGATTAATCGCTGTTTCGAAATCGGTTTCTGCATCAGCGAAATTTAATTCAGATCCTAATTCATCACGGCGGATTAAATCCTTAGCATTAAATTTTTTTATTGTGGAAAGATTTGTATCAAACTGAGTTCGTACTTCATCGGATAGTTTTATCGGCATAATTAAGATCCTCCTTTTGTCTGCTATTTTCCCCTATCAATGACTTTCTTGAAAACAAATGTCATATTAAAATATTTGATTCCCATCAAAATACAGACGAGTCATTTTGCCACCGTTTTTGAAATCGTATTCTGCTTCGAAAGTACTACGAATCATAGCACCAAAGCTATTTTGTGCGTCGACATACCCAGCTATATTACCGATGCCATGCATTTTCCTGAATTTATAATCATTATAGCCTGGAAATTTTGCAGTAGAAGGAGCTTTAAGTAATTTTGAGACAGCTTTTTCAGTAACTCTTTGCATGTGAGTTTCTTCTTCAACTGTTAAGCTATTATCGGGAAGAGTTTCAAGAAATTGCCCGTCCTTATATAAATTTATAGTGTTGTATCTTATTGATTCTACTTTATTATCAGGAGTCATATAAAGAATAACGTTTCCAAAGCCATTCCCTTTTAGTCTATATCCTTTGATGTCCGGAGTGTCCCCTAAGTTTTCATCGTATGTAATATTTTCAACTTTATCAATCTTTACGGTTTCAAATGCGCTCTCTACAGCAGCTAATTCTTCCTGAGTCTTTAAACCTAACGATTTAACAAAAATATTTTCGGAAAAAGCTTTTTCTTTATTCTTATTTTCTGCTTCTATTCGTTGTGCTTCTTTAATTTCTGGCGGAAGAAGAACATTGTATAGATTCATGCTGACAATAAAAATCAGTAACCAAATTATGACGATTTTCCAACGTTTCATGTTTGGGGCTTTACCGAAAGTTCCCCATTTGGGGTTTATTAATCCAACAATTAACATGATAAATGCGAACATCATAACGGCGGAAAATAACTGATACATCTGATTTACCCTTCTCTCTTGATAAAAATTATAATTTCCCTCTGATTTCAACGACTTTCCCAAGAATAGTCACCGGAAGTTCTTTACATTCTTTTTTATTGTATGTCTTTGGTGTGTAAACGGACGGATTCCAGCCTATCAGAGTCAAGCCGGCATCTGATTTACTGATCTGCTTTACTGTGGCGTCGTTTCCGTTAACTAAGACAACAGCTATATCGCCGCTGTCAACATCAGGTTGACGCCGAACAATGACCACATCACCGTCCATCATGCGGGGTTCCATGGATTTCCCTGCTATTTTTAACGCAAAGTATTCGCCTGTTTTAGCCATGCTTTGTGGGATTTCTTCCCAGTCTTCAATATCCGTAATAGCCTCTATCGGAATGCCTGCAGCCACTCTGCCAAGAACGGGAATGCGGATCCCTTTAGTGGGGGAAGATGGTTTGTCTGTCTTATCTTCTATCAGGTCTGTGCGTCGTATAGAGAAAAAGGTACATATCTTATCGATTTTATCCATGCGGGGCATTTTATAGCCTTTTATCCAATTATTTATAGTAGTAGCGCTTACATTTAAGTAGTTGGCGAGATCAATCTGTTTCTTGCTGGAAGAAATAAGGTAATGCATCAAATTTTTACTGAAAACCTTTTTAATTTCATCTTCATCCACCATGCCATTTCTCCTTTCTGATTTCTTTTAATATAATTCTACAACTAATGGTTTATTTAAGCAATACCAAAATATAAAAAAATCAACTTTCAGTATTGACATAAACTTAAAGTTGATTTATACTATGAATGCCAAATGGAAAGGAGGTCGAGAAAATGAAAATTTCTTTACAAGCAGCGAGAGTTAATGCTGGATTCACGCAGGCAGACGTAGCTAAAAGGCTAAAGAAAAATAAGCAAACCGTCGTGAATTGGGAACACGGAAAATCTAAAATTGACGCTGCGAACTTTATTGCGTTATGTGATATGTACAGAGTTAATAAAGATGATATTTTTTTACCCTCTCAATAAACTTAAAGTTTATTTTTGCGAAACAAGAAAGCGAGGTGAGGAAAGTTGGAAGAGAAAATCCTGTTTTTGCTGAAAGGCAAAAGCGTGGCGGATGTCGATGAAATATTAAACTCCGTGCGGAAACGTGTCGCGATGCGCTCTGTTTACGGAAGCGCAAAAGACATTGAAGCGTGGGAGCAGCAAAGATTGAAAAAGGCACAGGAGTTCATTGACTCATATACGGCAACCATGCTGGAGTCTCGGAGGGAAAGATTTAATTGTTTGAATAATCATTCAACTTCGCATAGTCGTTCAATATCAAGGAGAGTTTACGATTTTTTCCTAAACATTCTACAGCGATTACCTTAATATCAGAAGTTCCTTGCTTTTCGGGAGATTTGAGGAGTGTGCTGTGTATGAATTGGATTTGTCTATAATAGCTGCCTGCAAATTGCAAATTCTCTTTGGGCATTTCTGTGAGGTATGGCAGTGCCAGCATTCCAAAAGTAGATGCTAAGTCTGAATTGTAATCTGAGGAGTATTTATTGATAATCGATAGCAGCGCGTCATAATGGGTTTTCAATTCAATATCCGCAAGGATGGCATATTTTTGAGACAGCTTTGCTTCTTTATACTTTTGTATCCACCATGTTGCAAAGAGAATAACAAGTCCTGATACGATGCCCTGAAATAGCAAATCGATTATTTTGTCAATGAACATCACGGAAAATCACGTCCTTTCTGCCAACATTATAACAAAGTGAGCAGAAAGAGATTTACAACAACCTACCACAGAAAAACATAGAAAGGAAAGAAAAATGGAGAGAAGAACGTACACCGTTTCAGAAACCGCTGAAATCTTGGGCATATCAACGGATGTCGTCTACCGCATGAAAAATGACGGCATCCTCCCGGCGGTGAAAAATCTGTCTGCCATCCGCTTTCTAAAGCGGGACGTACTCGCAATGGTCGGAGAAAAACCGGATGATTTTCGTCCGTCCGCAGTCCGAAGACTGCAGAGTGAACTATCTCTTGCGAAGCAGGAGAATGCGCGACTGCGAGGCGTTATTCGCCAGATTTGTATAGCTGCTAATACGGCAGCAGTGCAGGAGGGGTTATGAACAAGCCATTAATTTTCACAGCGGCTCTCATGTCAGCCGCATTGGTCGCGGGCGCCGCGGTTGACGCGGACAACATCTACAACCGGCTCTTCCCGGAGGTAAAAATCGTCGAGTATCGCCGGGAGGTAAGGGCAGGTGACACCCTCTGGGACATCTGCGGAGAGATCGCCACCGACAAAGAAGATTTAAGGAAACTGGTTTATCAGGCAAAGAAAGATAACAGGATCCGTGATGTGGGTAACCTGCAGCCGGGGACCTTAGTCATTGTGAGAGTGGAGGAGGCGAGGAAATGAATTATCCGGAAGGCACAGTAACGCTTTATATGGAAGACTGGGAAAAAGAGCAATCAAATTTGTAATGAAAAAGCCGATTGATACTGCGAATATCAATCGGCAGGTGGAAAAGGTCGGTACTCTTTCCGCCTCCATTATAACACAGGAGGTAAATAATGACAGAAATTGAAGAAAAGAATGAACATCTTGCATTTTTGACACTCATCGAGAGAAGCAAAAGGCAGAATGCGCTCATGCACCTGAAGAAAGCACTGGACTATTCCGATTGCGGTGTGACGGACATTGAGCTTGTAGAAACGCCTAACGGTGATTTTGTAGACGTTACATTTCACGGAGAAGAAAAACGCCGGGCGAACATAAGCGGTGACAGTGTTCCGGCGATGATTTACGACATATTTAGACAAATTGAATGGTTGAGGTAAATGGAGAATTACACAATGACAGAACCGGTAAAAATCAATGAGTTATTGATTGAAAATGTGAAACGAGTAAAAGCAGTACAGTTTGAACCATCTGCTGACGGACTGACAATCATCGGTGGCAGAAACGGACAAGGGAAAACGTCTGTATTGGATGCTATTGCATGGGCATTAGGCGGCAATAATTATAAACCGTCTGTCCCGGAGCGAGATGGCGCATTGGTGCCGCCGAATCTACATATCGAACTGTCTAACGGACTGATTGTAGAACGAAAAGGAAAAAACAGCACATTAAAAGTAACAGACCCGAATGGGAATAAATCAGGACAGCAGCTTTTAAATGAATTTGTATCCACGCTGGCATTGGATCTCCCGAAATTTATTAACGGAAGCGATAAGGACAAGGCGGATTCTCTTCTGAAAATCTTAGGAATTGGTGATGTACTGGCTCAGCTGGACACAAAAGAAAATCAGCTGTATGCACAACGTACGGAAGTCGGCCGCATTGCAGACCGCAAGAAGAAAGCGGCTGATGAAATGCCGATGTACCCAAACGTTCCGAAAGAACCCGTCAGTGCGACAGAACTCATTAAACAGCAGCAGGAAATTCTTGCACGAAACGGAGAAAATGAACGGAAACGTCAGGACGCCGCTCGTTATGAACAAATGCTGGCAGAGGCTCAAATCGCTTTTGATGAAGCTAAAGCAGCACTGCAGAAAGCAGAACAGGATTGTTTAACTGCCCGGAAGTCGGCAGAAGATCTTCATGATGAAAGCACAGCTGAATTGGAAAAGAATCTGGCGGAAATTGAAGCATTGAACATCAAAATCAGGGCTAATTCTACTAAAGAAGCCGCCGAAATAGAAGCCAATAATCTGCAGCAGGAATATGACGGACTGACGGAACAGATTGAATCCGTCCGTGAAGAAAGAAGTAAGCTTCTTGATTCTGCGGAATTGCCGCTGCCGGGATTATCCGTCAAAGATGGCAAGTTGATTTATAACAATATGCCATGGGATGGAATGAGCGGCTCTGATCAGCTCAAAGTAGCAACGGCTATTGTACGTAAATTAAACCCGCAATGTGGCTTTGTTTTGATGGATAAGCTGGAGCAGATGGACTTGGAAACTTTGCAGGAATTTGGCACATGGTTAAAAGCCGAAGGTCTACAGGTTATAGCGACAAGGGTTTCTACCGGTGATGAATGCTCAATCATTATTGAAGATGGCATGGTGAAAGGCGATACGGAAGCGGTTAAAGAAAAAGCGCCAAAGTACGTCAAAGGTGTGTTTTAAAGAAAGGAAATAAGAATGAACATTACAAAAGGAATTATCAGCAAGCCGGTTAAGGTTTGCGTGTACGGTGTCGAAGGTATTGGAAAAACAACTTTTGCCAGCCAGTTCCCTGCCCCGCTCTTTTTCGACTTAGACAAAGGATCTGCACAGCTTGATGTCAGCCGTGTAACAGACATTACATCATGGCCATTGTTAATGAGCAACATCAAAGAAGTTTATGATAATCCGACTATTTGTAAGACGCTGGTTATTGACACTGCGGACGCGGCAGAAAGAATGTGCATTGATTATATTTGCGGGAAATTCAATAAAAAAGGAATTGAAGATTTCGGATATGGTGCGGGATATACATATTTAACAGAAGAATTTGCCAGATTCCTTGTACAGCTGGACGCCTGTATCGGGCAGGGCATTAATGTAGTTGTTCTTGCTCATGCTGTTTTAAAAACAGTAACGCTCCCGGAGGAAATGGGAACGTATGACCACTGGGAACTGAAACTATCATCTAAAACGACAAATAAAGTCGCGCCGCTTGTAAAAGAATGGGCAGATTTACTGCTTTTTGCCAATTATAAAACAATCCTGATTGAAGATGGAACACGAAAAAAAGCGGCAGGCGGAAAACGAATCATGTATACCACGCATACAACGTTTGCGGACGCGAAGAACCGATTCTCTTTAGCAGAAGAGTTGCTGTTTGACTATAACGAAATTGCACGACTGATACCAAATGGAGCTGCTCCGGGCGTAAAACCTATACAAGAAAAGAAAAGGGAAGCAAAACAGAAAACAGTAAAAAAATCAGAGCCTGAATCGACTGTCCCGATAAAGAAACCAACTGTCCCGATTCAAGACACGGATGTCCCTGCGACGTCTACCGTAAATGCTACTTTACAGAAAGTCTATGACTTAATGAAACAGGAACATATCACAGAAGAACAGATCCGTAAAGCAGTGGCCATGAAAGGATATTTCCCGGAAGATATGCCGATGAAAGATTATCCGGCTGATTTTATAGATGGTGTGCTTATCGGGGCGTGGGAACAGATTAAAACATTTATTTTAAACAATATCAGTGTTCCATTTAATTAATTTACATAAAGGAGAAGAACATGAGTACAAATTTTGAACAGTTCGGAACAACATCTGCGGAAGACAATTCATTTATAGAAAATAAGGTGTTGGATTGGGACGAATCGGTCACCGATGACGGCGAAAGCCATGAATATACCTTGCTTCCGGAAGGAATTTATCCGTTTACCGTCGAAGGTTTTGAACGGAAGATTTATGAAGGCGGAGCGAAAATACCGAGGTGTCCACAGGCAGCCTTAAAACTCCGCGTTCATGGCGGGAAGCTGGGAGATGCCATGGTGTTCCGGAATTTATTTCTCGTTTCAAAACAGCAATGGCTCATTGCCCAGTTCTTTATTTCACTGGGGCTCATGGAGAAAGGAGGTACGGAGAAAATGCCATGGAATAAAGTTATTGGCGCTACAGGTTATGTAGAAATCGTTCACCGCATTTATAAGGATCAGGCGTACAACGAAGCAAAGAAATTCCTTGCGCCTGATGATAAGAAAATTCCGAAAACACAAGGCGGTTACACAGCCGGGACATTCTGATGATGGAACTAAGACCCTATCAACAAGAAGCCGTTGTGGCTGTTATGCGTGAATGGGCAGACGGACACAGGAAAACTCTTTTGGTTCTTCCGACAGGCACAGGCAAAACGATTGCCTTTGCTAAAATCGCGGAAAACTCTGTCCGTGAAGGGAAAAAAGTGTTGATTCTTGCACACCGGGAAGAACTTTTAAATCAGGCGCAGGAAAAAATCAAGACCGCAACAGGCCTCTTATGTGCTAAAGAAAAAGCGGAAGAAACAAGTCTTGCCAGCTGGTACCGGATTGTTGTCGGATCTGTGCAGACGCTCATGCGTGAAAAACGGCTCCGGCAGTTTCCGGAAGATGAATTTGGCACCATTATTGTAGATGAAGCCCATCACGCACTGGCCGACAGTTATCAACAAGTGCTGCAGCATTTCCCGACGGCAAATGTATTAGGTGTAACCGCTACACCGGAACGAAATAATCTGCAGTGTCTGGGAAATTATTTCGACAGCTTAGCTTATGAATATTCTTTGACGCAGGCTATCAAGGATGGCTATTTGTGCAAAATCAAGGCGCAGACGATACCGCTCAAGATTGATATCACAGGCGTCGGTATGTCTGCCGGTGATTATGCGGCTGGCGCATTAGGAACAGCACTTGACCCGTATCTTGAGCAAATTGCCCAAGAAATGGTTACATATTGCGCCGGGAGGAAGACTGTAGTCTTCTTACCTTTGGTAGCCACCGCTAAAAAGTTTAAAGCCATTTTAAACCATTTTGGGATGAAAGCAGCGGAGGTGAATGGAAACAGTCAGGATAGAGAAGAAACACTAAAGAAATTTGAAGCAGGAGAGTATAACGTACTCTGTAATGCTATGTTACTGACGGAAGGTTGGGACTGTCCATCAGTGGATTGTGTGATCATGCTTCGGGCAACAAAGATCAGAAGTTTATATTGCCAATGTATAGGGCGGGGAACAAGACTTTCTCCGGAAACGGGCAAAAAGGATTTATTGGTATTGGATTTTTTGTGGAATACGGCGCGGCATGAACTATGCCGCCCGGCATCGCTTATCTGCAAGACAGATGATATCGCTACGAGAATGACGAAGGACTTGGACCAGTCCGGGGCCGCTGTTGACATAGAGGACGCTTACAAGCGGGCAGCGGAGGAAACCATTCTTGAGCGTGAAGAAGCTCTTGCAAAAGAATTATCAGCGATGAAAAAACGAAAACGCCAGCTGGTAGATCCATTGCAGTTTGAAATGTCTATACAGGCAGAAGATTTATCTGATTACGTCCCGTCTTTCGGCTGGGAAATGGCACCTGCAAGCGACAAACAGCTCAAAGCATTGGAGAAATTCGGCATATTTCCTGACGAAATCGACAATGCGGGAAAGGCCAGCCTTTTACTCGACCGTTTGAATAAACGGCGGGAAAATGGGCTGTCCACCCCTAAACAAATCCGCTTTCTAGAAAGCCGCGGGTTTCAGCATGTGGGGATCTGGACATTTAACGACGCAAACAGCATGATTTCCCAGATTGCCAATCATCATTGGACAATTCCCCGCGGTATCAAGCCGGCTTTATATGTCCCCAATCAAGAACTAAATTTCGGAGTATAAGTTATGTCGAAAATAGATTTACGACCATTGCTGGAGTGTATACCGCCCGCCGCCTGCACGTATGAAGAATGGATCAATGTAGGCATGGCGTTATGTCATGAGGGCTACAGCGTTGATGTATGGAATGACTGGAGCCGAAAAGATCCGGAACGTTATCATGATGGTGAATGTCATAAAAAATGGCAGTCATTCAAAGGGAATCCGAATCCGGTCACCGGGGCGACGATTACACAGATGGCAAAAGATTACGGATGGCAGCCGCATACAAAAGAAGACGGCAACAAAGTAATGGACTGGGATGATACGGTAACAGACAATGTCGTTATCGTTGATCAGCACTATGTACAAGAATCGGAAATTAAAGAGCCGGCACAATGGAATCCGGCAGATGAGATTATTCGGTATTTGGAAGCGCTTTTTGACAGATCCGATAAAGTTGGGATTGTTATGTCTTCATTCAGGCGCGACGATGGAAAATATTCTCCATCCGGTTCAGGTACATATTCTTTAACAGCAGGAGAATATATTTCTCGTATTAAAAAGTACCAGAGAAACGGCTACAGTATAAAAGATATCATCGGATATGCTCTTGCGGATTACGATGAAAAAGCAGGTGCATGGATCCGTTTCAATCCTTTAGACGGCAAGGGTATTAAAAATGAAAATGTATCCAATTACAAATATGCTCTTGTGGAATCTGACACACTTCCGCCGGGGAAACAGAAATCTATTATAGAGGAATTGGAACTTCCGGTCGCGGCATTGGTGTATTCCGGGAACAAAAGTATTCATGCCATCGTACATATCGATGCAGCGTCACAGGAAGAATACCGACGCCGTGTGGATTATCTGTATAAAGTATGTCGGAAAAACGGGTTGCCGGTCGATGGCGCGGACAGAAACCCGTCCCGTTTATCACGATTGCCTGGCATCATGAGAAATGGTAAAAAGCAGTTTCTCATGGCCACAAATATCGGAAAAGAGGATTTCGACGGCTGGAAAGAATGGATTGAAACCGTCAATGATGATCTGCCCGACCCCGAGGATTTGTCTGATGTGTGGAACAACATGCCTGATTTATCCCCGTCATTAATTGATGGTGTACTTCGGCAGGGGCATAAAATGCTCATTTCCGGGCCGTCAAAGGCAGGTAAATCCTTTGCTCTGATTGAACTTTGTATTGCTATTGCAGAAGGTACGCAGTGGTGCGGTTTTCAATGCACGCAGGGACGCGTATTATATGTCAATTTGGAATTGGACAGGGCAAGCTGCCTGCATCGGTTTAAGGATGTCTATACGGCGCTGGATTTACGCCCTGATTACATTTCTAATATTGATGTGTGGAATCTGCGCGGGAAGTCGCTTCCTATGGATCAGCTTGCGCCGAAACTTATCCGCCGCGCTCAGAAGAAGAATTATATCGCTATTGTTATCGACCCGATTTACAAGATTATCACAGGTGACGAAAACAGTGCTGACCAAATGGCACGGTTCTGTAACCAGTTTGATAAGGTCTGTACGGAATTATCGGCTGCGGTAATCTATTGTCACCATCATTCAAAAGGCGGGCAAGGAATGAAGCGATCTATGGATCGCGCGTCCGGCTCCGGCGTATTTGCTCGTGACCCTGACGCCATCCTCGATATGATTCAGCTCTGTGTCAATAACGACAGCCGGCGGACAGATTATGACAGGGATGCAGATAAGGCTGCAGGCGTAACGGTCAAGCCTACGGCATGGCGTATTGCAGGGACACTTCGTGAATTCCCAATGTTTGAGCCTGTCAATATGTGGTTTACGTATCCGATTCACAGGTTGGATGACACCGGAGTGCTGGCGATGGCGGCCGAGGATGGCAGCCTTGAAGATGTACGCGCTAAGGGCCGTGAGGCAGGAAACAAAGCGAAAGCGAGACAGAAAGAAGACCGCATCTCACAGGTGGATACTGCTTATGAAAACCTGAGCATGGGCGGCAAGGAAATCGTTACGGTAAAAGATATGGCAGCATATTTAGATGTTTCCGAAAAAACAGTACGAAGAGATATTCTTGCAAACGGAAATTATGAGTTAGGAGAGGGTAAAATTTACCATAGAAAATAGGTTTTAATATTCGTCTAATACTTGGACATTCCAGTTTATATATATAGGTTTGTCCCTATAGGAAAGTAAGTAAGAAAGGGTGTGGCGAGAAGCTGCGCCACACACCCTTCCTTATTACTTCCTTTCCTGGAACTGGATTGTCTCTGAAAAGAGAAAAGATTTGTCCCTGTTATGTCCATCGTTAAAAAAGTAGAAAGGCATGTGATTGGAAATGAGAAAAATATTATTTCGTGGGAAATGTAGAAAGTCAGGAAGATGGATTTATGGTGACTTGCTAAAGCATGGAGAAAATGATTATTCAATCCGTAAAGAAGGAGAATCATATTCTGTTCCTGTGAGAGAAGAAACCATTGGCCAATATATCGGCCTTAAAGATTATGATGGAAATCGGATTTTTGAGGGGGATATTATCAAAGTTTCAAGAAAATCAAAAAACGGTTTTGGTGATATTTATGGATTGGTTGTCGCTGAATGGGATTCGAAACAAAAAGCATTTGTATTATTGCCATCTGACGATTATTTTGACGATATCAGGATGATTGCAGTCGTGAACAATAAATACAACAATCCGGATTTATACACAGAGGTAATAGCATGATTCGGTTTTTTATCCATATGAAGCTTCCGACAAAAACATTTCAAGCGAAGAAGATTACGGTACGAAATGGCAAGGCTGTTATTTACACACCGCCGGAACTCAAAGAAATTCAGAGCAAATATATAGCGTATTTGTCTAAACATGCACCGGAAAAACCATTGGAAGGCGCTGTCCAGTTGTCTACGATATGGTGTTTCCCGGCGGATAAACATCACACAAATGGAAACTATAAAATAACAAAGCCGGATACTGATAATCTGGTAAAAATGCTTAAAGACTGTATGACGCAGTGCGGGTTCTGGAAAGATGATGCACAGGTTGCTGTAGAGCTTATTACGAAGCGATATAACGATGTAGAGGGAATTTTGATTTGCGTAAAGGAGATTGAGCTGAAATGATGTTTGTGTTAGGTATGATTTCCGGTGCATGTATAGGGTTGCTGATTTGTTCGCTATGTGTGATTTCAGGCAGGGGTACATATGATGATCGTTAAAGAATTTCTGAATGATGTTCGGCGGCAGCATGCACGGGTAGAAGCTTGCAAAGAACGGCTAAAAGAAATTGAATGTGAAGTTATCTCTTTAAAATCTCCACAGCTAGGTGACAAAATACAATCAAACAGTGTGAAATCGCTTGATGAGGTAATCTGCAGGCTCGAATTGAAAAGAGCAGAAACATCACGGGAATTTGTTCGTTTAATGGATATGCAGGATAAAGCTGAGACTCTGATTAGCTGTGAAAAAGATCATGACCGATGGGCAGTGTTGTACCGCAGATACATACTTAATCAAAAATGGAAGAAAATTGCTGTTGAAATAAATCTTGACCTGCGCTGGATTTACAGGTTACATGGTCAGGGATTGCGCGATTTGGAAAATACGCCATTAAAAGCCACTATCAACCTGTGATATAGTGTATGTGTGAAAGTAAGGACATTTTACTTACTTCCTCCCTAATTAAGAGCCTACACGTCAAGAATACGATGCGTAGGCTCAGTAAATTTGTGGCACTCTAACGGGTGCCTTTTTATTGCAGAAAGGAGGTGGTGGCGTGACACCAAGACAAGAGAAATTCTGCGTTGAGTACCTGATTAATCTGAATGCAACGCAGGCAGCTATACGAGCGGGATACAGCGAGAAAACGGCATATTCAATGGGTCAGCGATTGTTGAAGAATGTTGAAATAAAAAGCCGTATTAAAGAATTGCAGGATAAAGTTTTTGAAGATGGCATGATGTCTGCAGCAGAAACGCTGTGGCGACTGTCCAAAGCGGGTAGAGGGGAACTTAAAGAAGAAGTGGTCGTTACTGAAGGTATCGGCGATGGGTTCAGCGAAGCAAAGATAATAAAAAAACAAATTTCTGCAAGAGACCAGATAAAAGCACTTGAGTTAATGGGGAAACGCCACGACCTTTTCAGTTCTGACACGAAAATTGAAATGGTACCCGTAATTATTTCTGGAGAGCGTGAAATCCATGAGTAATGCCAATAGGATATATCTTCCGGATGTTATCGGCGGCGGTTACAGGGACTTCTGGAATTTCAAAGGCAGGTACCGGGTAGTTAAAGGCAGCCGTGCGAGTAAGAAATCAGTTACTGCCGCATTATGGTTTATTTATAACCTGATGAAGTATCACGAAGCGAACCTACTGGTAGTACGAAAAACCTTCAGAACGTTAAAAGACAGCTGTTATACACAGCTTAAATGGGCAATACACCGCTTAGGGGTGGACGACTATTTTATCTGCAGGGAAAGCCCTCTTGAGATTACCTACAAACCGACAGGACAGAAGATATTCTTTCGGGGACTGGATGATCCGCTAAAAGTTACGTCTATTACGGTGGACGTTGGTGTGCTTTGTTGGCTGTGGGTTGAGGAAGCGTATGAAATCACGTCAGAGGCGGCGTTTGATACGCTGGATGAATCTATACGAGGTGAAGTGCCGGAAGGATTGTTTAAACAGGCAACGCTGACTTTTAACCCGTGGAATGAAAAACACTGGCTCAAGAAGAGGTTTTTTGATAAGGCAGATAATGATGTTCTTGCAAAGACAACGAACTATCAATGCAATGAATTTCTTGATGATTCTGACCGCAGTATGTTTGAGCGTATGCGGCTGAACAATCCGAGACGATATCAGGTGGCAGGACTTGGCGATTGGGGTATCGTTGAAGGACTGGTGTATGAAAACTGGGAAGAGAGGACATTTGATACTGCAGAAATTGCAAGAAGAGAAAGTGTGCAATCTGCTTTTGGTCTTGATTTTGGGTATACAAATGACCCGTCCGCTCTCTTCTGCGGGCTGGTAGATACGAAAGCAAGGGAGATTTATGTATTTGACGAAATGTATAAAAAAGGCCTGACCAACGAGATGATTTACCGAGAAATAAGCCGGATGGGATATAGCAAGGAAAACATTACGGCAGACAGTGCGGAACCGAAATCAATCGCGCAGCTCCGTGCATTGGGACTAACTCGGATTCATGCTGCAAAAAAGGGCAGAGACAGTATACTGAACGGGATACAGCTGATACAGGATTATAAAATTGTTATTCATCCGCGTTGTGTTAATTTCCTCACGGAGATAGGAAATTACACATGGGATAAGGATAAATTTGATAATCAGATGAATAAGCCGATTGATGATTTTAATCATCTGCTCGATGCCATGAGGTATGCCATGGAGCGGTTCGGGCGAAAAGGCAGCGGTATTCAATTTTTAACTTAGGTGGTAGACGATGGATCTTAGCTTAAATGCATTGTGGAATAATATCATACGCCGTGGAAGTGGCAGCGGACTAACAGAAATAGAGTTTCTGGAGTTGGAACTTCAAGCATGGATTGATTCAGGGAAACGAAATCGGATGATTGTCGGCAAGCGATACTTTGATGGAGACCATGACATTTTAAATAAACAAAGACAGGCTGTAGATGCGAACGGCAATGCTCGGACAGTTAATGGTTTGCCGAATAATCGAATTGTGGATAACCGATATGCGGAACTGGTAGATCAAAAAGTAAGCTATCTGTTATCTAAGCCGATGGAAGTACGGACAGATGATGAGGTATACGGTAAACAATTGGATGCCGTTTTCAATCAAACGTTCCGGCGACGCCTGAAGAATCTGGGAACGGACGTACTGAACTGCGGGATTGGGTACTTGCATCCATACATCTCAAATAGCGAACTTCGGTTTAAGAGGTTTGCACCGGAACAGGTCCTCCCATTTTGGGTGGATGAAGAACATGAAATACTGGACTCATTTTTGCGGATCTATTCTGTCTTTACTTACGAGGGCACGCAGCCGAAAATCATATGGAAAGTAGAACACTATACGACCGGGGGTATACGTCGATACATTTACACGGACAGCAAAAAGCTTATCCCTGACGTGGAGCAGGCAGACGCTGATTATCTCACAGTAAACGGGGAGCCGTTCAATTGGGACAGGGTGCCATTGATTGCGTTCAGGTACAATAATCGGGAGCTACCGCTGATAAACCGTGTGAAGGGGCTGCAGGACGCCCTGAATGAGCTGTTAAGTAATTACAGTGATAACATGGCGGAAGACATTCGCAGTACTATTTTGATTTTAGAGGGATACGAGGGTGAGGATTTATCGGAATTCCGCCGGAACTTAATTGCTTACGGTGTAATCAAAGTAGGAACGGAAGACAGAAAAGGCGATGTGCGGACGCTTAGCATTGAAGTCAACGCGGACAACTATGACTTGATTATCAAGCTGCTGAAAAAAGCGATTATTGAGAACGGCCATGGTTTTGATGCCAAAGATGATCGAATGGCAAACAACCCCAATCAGATGAATATCCGCTCTATTTACAGCGACATAGACTTAGATGCTAATAATATGGAAATGGAATTCCAAGCAAGTCTAGAGCAGCTGATGTGGTTTGTGAATACATTTTTGCGCATTAGCGGCACAAATCCTGATAAAAATAAAGTAGAATTCATCTTTAACAGGGATACGCCCGTCAATGAATCGGAAGTGATTCAAAACTGCAAAAACTCTGTTGGGATCATCAGTAAGGAAACCATTGTGGCAAATCATCCGTGGACGAAAGATACGGCGGAAGAACTGGCGCGGCTTGAAGAAGAAAATACTGAAGCTCTTATGCCTGATTATGCGGCAAATGAGCCTAACGGTACCGAAGAATGAACTACTGGGAAAAGCGTTTTGAAAGGCTGAAACGGCAGCAGATGGGGAAAGCAGAAACCGTCACGGCTGCTATGCGCAGGGAATACATGAAAGCCCTGACAGCATTACGGAAGGAAGTGCTGGACTGGTATTACCGATACGCGGAAGAAAATGAAATGTCTCTGGCTGATGCGAAAAGGGAACTCGATGCACGGGAGTTAAAAGCGTTTCAGCTGACACTAAAAGAATATATCAAACTGGCCAAGAAGAAAGACCTTCCGCAAAAATATATCAAAATGCTGGATAAAGCTTCGATTCGCGCACGGTTGGACAGGAGCCAGGAATTATATATTAAGACATCGCGGTATGTTGAAGAACTGGCAAAATCGCAAAATCTAAGCATGCGTAGTTTGCTTTCTGAAGTGTATGAAGACAGCGTTTATAAAACGGCGTATGAGGCGCAAAAGCTGAAAGGAGAATTTTCCACATTTAAGGAAGTGGCAAAGCGGGATATAGAAACCGCCGTATCCAAGCCGTGGGCAAGCGACGGTAAAGACTTTTCACAGCGGATATGGGAGAATAAAACGCAGCTCATGAATACCCTGCAGACAGAAATGGCACGGTCTTTTATGATTGGTGAAGGCGTGGCACCGTTAATTAATCGGATACAAAAACGATTTAATGTATCATTCAGTAATGCCCGTCGTTTAGTAGAAACAGAAACGGCCTATGTGCAGGAAAAAGCGATGCTTGATACTTACGACGCATTGGATGTGGAACAATATCAGATACTGGCTGTACTGGATTTGAAAACATCAGACATTTGCCGACATCTGGATAAAAAGGTATTTGACAGGAAAGACGCCAAGCCGGGAATTACTATGCCGCCGTTTCATTGCTACTGCCGCTCGACTACAATCCCATACATTGAAGAAATTACTGATAATCAGGAGGATACGAGGGCGGCACGTGACCTATCAACCGGGAAGACGGTATTTGTTGAAGGTGATTTGAATTATGAGGAATGGTATAATAAATACGTAAAGAATACCGATACTGGTGCGTTGACCGGGTTAAAAACCAGTAACGGGATTACTATTGCCAAACTGTCTAAGCACCAGCAGGAAAGGGCGGATGTCCGTAATCTTGATTTAGATGGTATTAGAGATGCATTGATAAATCCGCTGCATATTGGAGAGGTCGTAGTAAAAGAAAACGGAAACTCGCAAAGATTTATCGGTGAAGCTACAACTGTGAATATAAATCCTGACACGGGGGTTATTATTACATCGTGGCCGACAGGTAAATCTCGCCTGAAAAAATATAAGAAAGGGAAATAAAATGATTCTACAGTATGAGTTTACTGAAAAAGAAAAAATGTTCTTGAAAAAAATGAATTTCAGTTTTTCTGATGAAATGGAAGATGAGAAAGCCGCGGATTTAGTGGATGCTATTGCTGATAATATACAAGGGCTAAATGAAGATAACAGAAACATTGCCGAGGATATTATCACCAAGATTACTACTCATCCGAATTGGTAGAAAATAGAAAATAACATATGTGTTCAAAAGCACTCTTGAAGGGTGCTTTTATATTGCCTTTTCCGTACTGCAGGCGAAAAAAGAACAGGTATTTCCAGTGTGGGGGATAAACCACGATAAAAAGTCGAAAGGAGATCATTATGACAAAAGAAGAGTTAAAGGCATTGGGGCTGACTGATGAACAGGTCGCGAAAATTTCAGAGGACTACGGTAAAAATTATGTGTCCAAGTCGCAGTTTAATGAAAAGAACGAGGCGCTGAAGAATGCCGAAAAAGAGAAAGGGGAATTATCAAAACAGATTGAAGGCTTAAAAAAGAATAATGACAGTAATGCGGAGCTCAAGAAACAGATTGAGGCTATGCAGGCGGCTGCCAAGACTATGGAAACAGAACATGCTACGCAGCTTGCGCAGATGAAACTGGATGCGGCGGTAGAACGTTCTCTGACTGCGGCAAAGGCAAAGAATATTAGGGCTGCCCGCGCTCTGCTGGACTTGAAAGACGCAAAGCTGGACGAAAAAGGGGAAGTCGTTGGACTTTCCGACAAAATTAAAGAGCTGCAGAAATCAGATACGTATCTGTTTGATGTCGTGGATAAACAGAAAAAAGAAGTAGATGGCATCCATCCCGGATCAGGTTCCGACGGTGGCGATGCGGCAAAACTGACTGTGCAGCAGCAATTTGAACAGGCATTAGGTATTTGATAAAAAGGAGAATTAGACAATGGCAATTAATACACTTGAATATGCAAAGAATTTTCAACAGAGCTTAGATAAGCAAATGCTGGTAGGTGCGACTTCCGGATGGATGGAAGCTAATGCGCAGAATGTAAAATACAACGGCGGGGATACGGTGAAAATGCCGGAAATCTCCATTGGCGGGCTTGCTAAGTACGACCGTGACAACGGATTCAATCAGGGTGCTGTAACTCTGAAATACGCAGACTACAAATTGACACAGGATCGTGGCCGTACGTTCCAGCTTGACTCTATGGACGTAGACGAATCCAACTTTGTGGCATCCGCCGGAAATGTTATGGGTGAGTTCCAGCGTACACAGGTTATCCCGGAAGTGGATGCGTTCCGCTACTCTAAGATCGCGGCTTTGGCAAAGGGCGCATCTCGTGAAACGGCAACTTTCACGCCGGATAAAACGAACGTTCTGGAAAAACTGGATGATGAAATCGCAAAAGTGCAGGACATTATTGGAGAAGGGGAACCTCTTGTTATCATCATGGCTACTCCGATCCGTACTATCCTGAATAACGCAAAAGACATTACTAAGTACTTGGATACGGCGGACTTTAAAGCCGGTGAAATTACCACTAAGGTAAAAACCTACAATGAGATTCCGATTTTGTCCGTTCCTTCTGCCCGCATGAAGACGGCGTATGTATTCAACGACGGCAAAACGGCTGGGCAGGAAAAAGGCGGATTTAAGCCGGATACTGCTGCAAAAGGAATTAACTGGATTATCATTGCCCGCCGTGCACCGATTGCGGTTTCCAAGACGGACAAGATCCGCATCTTCGAACCGAACGTGAATCAGAAGGCCGATGCGTGGAAGTTGGATTATCGCAAATTCCATGATCTCTGGATTCCGACAAACAAGCTGGCTGGTGTATGGGTTAATACCGGGGCGTAAGGAGGTAAATCATGGAAAGATTAACCAGATTGAATGAGGTGCAGTATACAGAAAGTGATTTCCAGAAAGAGAAACTACTCAAAGAGGGATTCGTTCTTGATGAGGACTATGGCGATGATAATGATGCTGTTGCACTGGATAAGATGACCAAGCAGCAGCTCATTGATTATGCGGAAGCTAACGGGATTGATATTTCCGGTGCGGATACAAAAGCCGATATCCTTTCTCTAATTAAGGAGTAATTCCTATGATTGCCGACGTAAAAATCCTCATTAAAGGTGCGACAGGGTATGATGTCAAAGATTTTGATATGGCACTGCTGGAGTATATCTATAATGGGGAAGTGCAGCATGTTTTGAATGACTGTAATCTGAAAGAGCTCCCCGGTGAGCTGCAGCATACCGTTGACGAAGCGACGGCAGGCAGATTCATGCAGATGAGTAAGCCTGCCATTTTAAGTGCTGATGAACTTGACGTCGTAAAATCCATAAAAGAAGGGGATACGACGGTAGAGCTTGGTGGGACTTCTGTAGAACAGAGGATGGATGCGCTGATTGCATTATGGACAAAGGAGCGTGATTTAGGATGCTTCCGAAGGCTGCGTTGGTAAGATCAAGAAAAGCCGTTGAAAGCTTGTATACGGATACATGCAGAATTATTACAGAAAAGGATACTATAGATCCGGATACGGGAATTGTAAATACGGCAAGGGTGACCTCTGCGGAGTACCATTGCCGTATTTCTTACAAGAATTTGCCCGTAACCGGCGGTGATGGCATTCCTGTTATAACACAGTCCGTTACTTTGTTCTTGTCTCCTGAAATTGATGTGCCTGCAGGTGTTGATATTGACGTGGTACGGCAAGGGCGGCCTCTGCATTTTAAATCTGCAGGTGTATCTGCCGTCTATGATAATCATCAGGAAATCAGTCTGGAGCATCGGAAGGTGCACGATGGCTAATGTAACTATAGATTTCAGCGGATTTGCCGAGTTGCAAAAACGAATTGCTGAATTGAATAGTTTCGCGATGGAAGAAGCCAAACGCCAAAGTATTAAAGAGATGGCAGCCGTGTATCTTGCTGAGGCGAAAAGGAATACCCCGACGAGAGGTGTTCAAACCGTTGAAAGAAACGGAGTGACGATCACAACTAATTCCGAACATATGAAACGTTCGTGGAATGCCGGAGCGGTTGAGCAGAATGGCAGGGAGTATAAAGTTAAAGTATTCAATACCGCATCCTATGCGTCGTATGTTAATGACGGGCATCGGCAGCAGCCGGGACGGTATGTTCCTGTTCTTGGTAAACGGCTGGTAAAGAATTGGGTGGATGGATTGAACATGGCGGAGAAAGCAGAGAAAGAAACGGAACGGCAATCTAAAAATATTTTGCGCCGAAATATAAACCGGGTGTTATTGAGGTACAGCACATGACAATAATTAATGAGGTAATCAAAGGCATTTCAACAAAATTGCATAAGCTGACAGGGTATCCCGTGTATGTGGACGTAAAAAAGAATCATGTTGTATTTCCATGTTTTTATCTGAAGCAGCTGGATCAGTCACAAGAGCTATCTGTTGGTAACCGTTACTGGCAGGAGCATGGATTTGATATCTGGTTCATGCCGAATGCGGCCGATGAAGTTTCAGATGTCCGGGAAGAAATCCACAAGATGGCGGAAGCGTTCTTTGTAGAGCTGGAGTATATTACTCTTTCCGATGGCTCTGTCATTCGAGGAACGGACATGCATTACCGCACAACTGACGGCGCACTCCATTTCTTTGTTTCTTATAATTTGTTTATTTTAAAAAAGCGGGAAAAAGCAGAAAAAATGCAGAGTTTAAAAGCGGAAGGAGCCATAAAAAATGGCAGCTAAAAAAGAAGAACAGACGGTGTCTGAAGAGCGCTTTGACGGGGTTACGATTGTTAAATCAGCCAAGTACAAACGCTATGCGGACATTTTGACGCATTTACTTAATGAAGGAGAGCAGTATACGCATTCTCAGATTGATGAATTACTGAAAGATGCGTTAAATCAGCCTGTCAAACAGGATATTAACTAAAGGAGGTAACTTATGGCATTAGGTGGCGGTACCTGGCTTTTTCAGAATAAGAAACTGCCCGGTACATATATCAATTTCATTTCAAAAGACCGTCCGATGACGGATATTGCCGATCGCGGCTATGCGGCAATGGCGCTTGATCTGGATTGGGGTGTAAGCGGAACTGTCTTCCGTGTGGAAGCAGAAGATTTCCAGAAAAACTGTCAGAAGATTTTCGGCTATGATTATGGCCATGATAAAATGAAGCCTTTGCGCGATTTGTTTATTAATCTGAAGACAGGGTATTTCTACCGCCTGAACAGTGGTGGAGAGAAAGCAAAGAATACACTGGCAACGGCAAAATATGCGGGAACCAGAGGGAATAGTTTGTCTACTGCGGTACAGAGTGATCCGGATAACAGCGGAAAGTTCATTGTGTATACTTATCTCACGACAGACGGACTGCTGAAAACGGTAGATAAACAGTCAAACGTCAGCAAGGGTGCAGATCTGCAGGACAATGATTTTGTCGTATTTAGTAAAACTGCTACACTTACGGCAAAAGCAGCGGAATCGCTGACAGGGGGCACGAACGGAACAGCGGTTACTGTTTCCGAGTATCAGTCTTTTATCGAACATATTGAACCATACTATTTTAATATTTTGGGATATGCAGGTTCTGACGAGACAGTGCAGTCCTTGCTGATTAATTTCACAAAGCGCTGCCGTGAAAACACGGGCGCAAAATTCCAGCTTGTTATTTACGGCAAGACCAAGGTTAATTATCCCGGCGTTATTTCCATTAAGAATGACGTGACAGATACGGGCGCTGAAAAAGGATCCATAGTATACTGGCTCACCGGGAAAGAAGCATCCTGCGCGATTAACGCAAGCTGCACGAATGCCATTTATGACGGGGAGTACACAGTCAATACCAATTTCAAGCAGTATGAGCTGGAACAGGCAGTCAGTGACGGTATGTTCATGTTCCATAATGTCTCTGATGCCGTTTCCGGCAATGTATTAGGCGATACCCGTGTTCTGACGGATATTAATACCTTCACGGAAGTAACCAAAGCAATGAATAAAGATTTTACGCTGAATCAGGTAATCCGCGTGCTGGATAATGCGGCAATTGACATTGCCCGACTGTTTAATCGGATTTATCTCGGTAAGGTGCAGAATGATGCTGATGGGCGAATTTCATTGTGGAAAGACGGTATAGCGCTGTTTGAAGAATATCAGCGTGTCAGGGCGATTCAGAACTTTGTGGATGATGACTTGCCGGTGCCCACGCAGGGCGAAGAGAAAACCGCCGTTCTGTGGACATTTGAAATCCAGCCGACGGCATGTATGGAAAAATTATATTGTACTGTGGTGGTCGCGTAAGAAAGGAGATAGCTCATGGCAGATGAAATCAGCGCAATCCGTACGATGCTGGCCAAGGATGTCATTTCAGCAAAGCTGGCCAGTGCCTATGTAACGGTGGATGGAAACAGGTATCTGTTATTTCAGGCAAAGAGTCTTGAAGCAACGATCGAAAAAGAGAAAGAGGAAGTCGCTATTCTGGGGCGGCTCATGAAAGGAAATAAATCCGTGTCCGCTAAAGGCAGCGGTACCTTAACGATTTACAAAAACACCTCTCTCTTTGAAAATATGATGCTGAAATACGTCAATCAGGGAGTAGATACTTACTTTGACCTGCAGGTCGTCAATAATGACCCGACCAGCGAGGCGGGGAAGCATACCGTGATTCTAACCGGGTGCAATATCGACAAGGGTACTGTTGCCGGATTTGATGCAGAAGGCAAATGGCTTGAAGATGAGATTTCATTCACTTTTGAAGGAATCAAGGTTCCTGAAAAATTCAAAGAACTTGATGGAATGAAAGCGTAATGGCGGCGGGGACATCCCCGCCTATTCTTTTGTGAAAGGAAAATCAAATGGCTGAAAAGACATTAAAAGCATTTTTTAAAGAAAACGTTATAAAAAAAGCACCGGTACAGTACGCCGCGTCAAAGCGAATGGTTGGCGAAGACGGAAAACCCGTGCCGTGGGAAATCCGCGTACTGACTAATGAGGAAATGGACAGTCTACGTGATGCCTGCACGAAACGAATTCCGGTCAAAGGAACTAAAGACTGGAAGATGGAATTTGATCAGGATAAATTCATGATTGAAATGACACTGAAATCTGTCGTATTCCCCAATCTGAACGACGCAGAACTGCAGGGGAACTGGGACGCAATTGGAGCGGAAGAATTACTTAAAGCGATGCTGACACCGGGCGAATTGGCGGATTTGTATTCTGCCGTATCTCAAGCATCTGACTTTGAGGCAGGCATGGGCGATAAGATCAAGACGGTAAAAAACTCTTAAAGGCAAAGGATCTGGATGCGCATGTGGCCTATTTTTCGCTTATTAAGCTGCATAGGCTGCCGCACGAGATTTTTACTTTGCCGGAGCACGAATTGGCTATGATCTATGCTTTTGTTGATGAATACATCAAATCAGAGAAAAAGCAGGCGTCCAAATTGAAACGCAAATAGAAAGGGGGCAATAGATGGCAACACTGCAGAACTACATCAGTCTTCGGGACGGTGTCAGTCCGATGCTGGAAAAGATGAGCCGTGCAGCTCACACCGTATCAAATAAATTAAACCGCGTAAGCGGAAGCGCCCGGAACGCCGGAGATTCTTTCGGTTATGCTGCTGAAAAAGCGGGGCTGTTTAAGAGCATCCTTGCCGGCAACATTGTCGGGAATGTCATCATGCGCGGGCTGGATAGTATTGCAGGTTCTATTTCAGGAGCTGTAGCATTGGCCGATGAATACACAAGCTTGAATGCCAGGCTGGCGCTGGTAGCCGGTTCACAGTCCAACGTGGCCGCACTGAATGATATGATTTACGAATCCGCGCAACGAGCACGTGGCGGGTATATGGATATGGCAAAAGCCGTGGCCAGCCTTTCCGTTAATGCCCGTGACGCTTTTCCTGACCCGCGAAAAACAGTGCAGTTTATGGAAGGGATGCAAAAGCTGTTTGTTATCGGCGGCGCATCTAAAGAGAATCAGCAGTTCGCCATGCTGCAGCTGCAGCAATCATTGGCCAGCGGCCGTCTGCAGGGCGATGAATTCAGGTCTATCACTGAAAACGCACCAATTTTGCAGGACATGATTGCTAAAACAATGAAGGTCTCCCGCGGCGAGTTGAAACAACTGTCTGCACAGGGGGAAATCACCGCAGATATCATCAAGCGGGCTATATTTGAAAATATGGATGAAATTAATGATAAATTTGAGAGTATGCCAAAACGTTGGAGCGATCACTTTACAGATTTTAAAAATGTAGTGTTGAAATCTTTTGCGCCGATTGCGGAACGTATCAATCGTCTGGCAAACAGTGAAGGTGTCCGTTCTATGTTCAGCATGCTGAAAAATGGAGTTAAGTCCATCATGCCTGTGCTTTACGCGGTTATCGGCGGCGTGGAGAAATTTGTCAATATGTTCACGGCGGGAATTTCCACTGTGGCATCGTTTGTGCAAAATCACGGACTGCTTATGCAGATGGCACTTATCGCGCTGGGCGGGTATCTGGCATTTGTCGGAACGATGGCACTTGTTTCTGCTGGACAGATGGCGCTGGCAGCGATATCAATGGCCGCTAAAACAGCGGCAGACTGGCTGGAGACGGCGGCACTAATCGCATTGACCGTGGCGCAGGAAGGCCTAAATGCGGCGCTGTATGCGTGTCCGCTGACATGGATAGTCGGGGCTATTATTGCTGTTATCGCCGTGCTGTATGCAGCGGTGGCTGCGGTTAATTATTTCGCAGGAACAAGCATATCAGCAACAGGCATTGTCTTTGGGGCATTTATGCTGCTGTTTTCTTCTATATGGAACATGATTGCATTTACTGTGAATATGTTTGTTTCTCTTGCAGAATTCATTGGGAACGTTTTTGTGGATCCTCTGAATGCCACCTATAATCTATTTGCGGATATCTGGAATGGTGTCGTTGATCTGGTAGGACAGGCGGTAGCCGCTATTGTTGATATGATTGCGCAAATCCCGGGGATGAATAAGCTTGGAATCAGCACTGATTTTTTTGCAGAATCTCTCCATCTTGAGAGAAAAGAAATCTCCGGCGGTTATGATTTTTCCGGTTATAAGATGAAAACGCTGGATCCTGCTAATGAAATGGCGTGGGGATATAATGTCGGCGCAGGAATCGGTGACAGTATCAGTGATGCTTTCCGGTTGCCTGAAATAGAGGCACCCGGTTACAATGCCAAGGATATCGCCGATAACACGGCGAATACCGCAGATAACACCGGCAAGGGAGCAAAAGACGCTAAACGAGCAGCTGATGCTCTAGACAGCACGGCGGATGACCTCGCTTTTCTCCGGGAAGCGGCTGAACGGGAAGCAGTCAATAAATATACGACGGCTACTATTCATATCGACGTAGGCGGAGTTACTGCGGGAGATACCGGCGGCAATGATTTTGATGGTGTCTTGCGGCGGTTGAATGATGTATTGATAGAATCTGTAGAAAACGGAGCGGAGGCGGTACAGCGATGAGTTACTATTTCTTTTTAGGAAATACTATGCTGCCTGTTCCACCGCCCAGAATGAACACGAAGATTAATGGGAAAAACAAAACGATCAATCTGATTAATGAAGGAGAAGTCAATTTAATCAAGACGCCTGGATTAACAGAAATATCATTTGACTTCTTGCTGCCTAACAGCAGGTATCCTTTTGCAAATTATGATTCATCCCTACAGACAGGGTTAATCAATTATGCTGTGGGGGCGATTTCATCCCGTATCGGAGGTTCTTTAGGAAACGCATTTTCTTTTAAGAAAGCGGCACCGTTTCTTGATTCGCTCAAGGCCTCAAAAGAGACACGAAATCCTATCCGATTTATCGTTACCCGCATGGGTTTTGATTATTCCCAATTGTGGAATACCAATATGCTTTGCACTGTTGAGAATTATACAATAGGTGAGGATGCCCGGAATGGAAACGATTTAAATATCAGTATTGTACTCAAGCAGTATAAATTCTTTGGAACCAAAGAGGTAGAAGTGACGAAGAATAAAGATGGTACGGAAACATTGCGGGTAAAAGAACCGCGATATACTCCAACAACGCAGGTTCCTGCGGCGATAAAAATAACAAATCAGTTATCTGTACTGGAAGCCTGTAAAGGCGTTATTGGCGGCAATCTTGATTGGCGCGCCGTGGCTAACGCCAGCGGGGTGACTAACCCGCTGGAAAAGAACATAAAAGGGCAGGTGCTGAAATTTGTTTGAAGTTATCATCCACAATAAGACGGAAAATAAATATTACGCGCCCGCAGTATTTGATGGAGCGAAAATTGAATGGACTATCAGTGGAGCACCGGGGAAGTTTACATTTACCGTATACAAGGATGAAGCTCTTAAATTTGTTGAGGGGGATACTGTGCAGGTCAAAGTTGGAGATAAAGCTGTTTTCTTCGGGTTTATTTTTGTGAAAAAACGAAATAAAGACCACAGTATCGATGTCACTGCTTATGATCAACTCCGATACCTGAAAAATAAAGAAAGCTGGCAGTACAAGAATATGACCGCCACGCAGGTCATACAGAGGCTAGCTGAATATTTTCAGCTAAAAGTTGGGACATTGGCGGACACTAAATTTGTGATTGATAAGAGAGTGGAGGATAATGCCACTCTCTTTGATATTATCCAGGGCGCGCTGGACATTACCTTAGTCAATACAAAAGAAGTTTATGTGCTTTACGATGATTTCCAAAAACTCATGCTCTCCAAACCGATTGACATGGTAGTTCCCATTCTCATAGATAATGAAACCGCAGAAGATTTTGATTATGAAAGCAGCATAGACAAGGACACATATAACTTAGTCAAGTTGGTAGTAGAAGACAAGCAGGCGGCGGGAGAAGGTAAGCGAAAAGAGTTCTATGCGCCGATGAGCCCCGACGAGTTCGCAAAATCAAAAGAAAAAGACCAGTGGGGTGTCCTGCAGTACTATGAAAAGCTACAGAAAAATATCCAAAATCCGCAGGAAAGAGCTAACCAAATGCTTGAGTTTTACAATGTAGTCCGCAAGAAGCTGGACATAAAAGGGGCGGCAGGAGATATTCGGGTACGTGCAGGCTCCATGATTTACGTAAAACTTAATCTTGGTGATGTAGAACTGGCACATAAGGTACTGGTGACGAAAGTTGTCCATACTTTTTCTAATCGTGTACATTTGATGGATTTGACACTTAAGGGCGGTGTAATCAATGATCAATGATGAATTGCCGAATGTGTTGAAATCTCTTGTAGCACAGACCGTCCGCGGAATGAATCCGTCTGATTTCATTCTAGGCGAAGTTATCTCTGAAACGCCTTTGGTTATCCGCGTAGGAGAAAATGAGCTGGATGAAGATTTTTTAATACTTTCTGATAATGTCCGTGATTTTGAAGTAGATATTGAAGTAAACCACATTACTGAAAAACGGGCAGGCGGCGGAGGATACGCGGAGTATGCCAGCCATGACCACGGCTACAAAGGAAGGAAGAAGATCATTATCTATAACGGATTAAAAATCGGAGAGAAAGTCGTCATGATACAGCAGTCCGGCGGGCAGCTGTTTTTTGTTGCTAATCGTGTGTACAACCATTCTAATGTCCATGGGCAATGGGGGTGATTAAATGAAACTATTACCTGAAGAATTTAACAACGTGTCCATTGCTGGCAGCCAGACACGCATGCCGTCTAAAACTTATCGAATGAATATTGAAGAGGAAACGGTGTCAGGGATAATAACAGACGGCTTAGAAGCTGTGCGGCAAGCCGTCTATAAAGTCCTAAATACAGAACGATATAAACACATCATTTATTCCTCGAATTACGGCGTGGAACTTGCCGATCTGTTTGGTAAACCTATGCCTTACGTTATCCCTGAAATCCCGCGCCGGATAGAAGAAGCGCTGCTGGTAGATGACCGTATCAACAAAGTAGACGGCTTTGATTTGCAGTATGACAAACAGGGAAATGCCAAATGTTATTTTGTAGTTCATTCTATTTTCGGGGATATTGAGATGGAAAGGAGTGTGAAAGTAAGGAATGTATGAGGATCAAACGAGCCAAGTCATAGAGAAAAGAATGCTGGATGCCGTTAGCCCCTCAGTGGATAAACGGGAAGGCAGTATTATACATGATGCAACGGCTCCGGTATCGATCGAACTTGAACTGATGTATGCTGCGCTTGACTGGTTTATGAAAAACACATTTGGTGATACGGCAGAGCGCAAGTTTCTAATTGAGCGAGCTTTAGAACGTGGGCTTGTGCCATATAAAGCAACAATGGCGGTCGTACGTGGGATATTTACTCCGGTTACGTTGGAAATACCAATCGGGCATCGATTTTCTTGTGACGGAATCAATTATGCAGTAACAGAAAAGTTAAAGGCCGGCAGTTATCTGCTGCGCTGTGAGACGGTAGGTATATCGGGAAATAAGGCAACGGGGATGCTTGTGCCTATTGACCATTTACCGGGTCTACAGTCTGCAAAGATTGAGACGCTGACTATCCCTGCAGTTGATGACGAAGATACGGAAGTGTTCCGGCAGCGGTATTTAAAAAGTTTCGAAACACAGGCATATGGTGGAAATATTGCGGATTATAAGGAAAAGGTACTATCCATATCTGGCGTGGGCGGGGTTAAAGTGTATCCTGTTTGGAACGGCGGAGGCACAGTTAAAGTCGTATTTTACACATCCGAATTTAAATCGCCCGACGAGGAATTTGTGAATAAAGTGCAAGAAATATTAGACCCAGTTCCTTATCATCAGCAGGGGGTCGGTGTAGCGCCAATAGGCCATTATGTGACAGCAGCAGGGGTAACGGAGAAAGCAATTAACATCAAAGCAAAAATTTCTGTAAAAAATGGTTTTGTATTGAATGATATAAAACCGAAAGTCACGGAAACGATCAATGACTATCTGAAAGGGCTTAATTTCGAATGGAAAGATACACAGACCGTATCGGTTAACGAGTTTACGAATATAGGACTTATTATCCGTGTGGCTAAGATAGAAAGCTGTATTTTAGATGTAACTGGCGTTCTCGATGTAGAAGAAACTACTATTAACGGATCAAAACGAAACCTGCAGCTGGGAGTTGATGAAATTGTTAAGCTGGGGGAGTTGACGTATGAGTAATAATTTATGGGATAGCCTCAAATTGCGGAAAGCAAATATTAAACATTATTTTCCAGATGTGCTCGCTAATGCGGTAGAGTTTAAAGAATTCGCAAAAACAGTAGATCTAGAGCTAAATTGTATTATTGGGCTGCTCGTTGAAAAAGCTTTAAATACTTTTGTCTTTGATCTCAATGCGGATGGAGCGACACGGTGGGAAGATATGCTGAAACTGACACCGAGAAGTACGGATACTCTGAATGATCGGCGAATGGCGATTCTTGCTAAAATCACACCGAATACTCCATATACATACACAAAACTGGAGATTCTGCTGGATGGTATTTGCGGCGAAGGAAATTACAGTATCGATCTAAAACACGATCAATATTACATAAAAATATTAATCGCGTTAGGTGTTAAAAGACAAAGACAAACTGCAGAATATATGCTCCGATGTATATTGCCTGCAAATCTAACGATTGAAATAGATCTGATGTATAACCGTCACATAGATCTGAAACGATTTACTCACAGAAGAATGAAAGAATTGATGTATACTCATCATGATTTAAAAGCGGAGGTATTAGCTGATGCCTAATTACACGAAAACGATAAATCTTGAAAAGCCTTTACAAACGGAAATTTACGATGTGGATAAACGGAATGCAAACTGGGACAAAATTGATGCGGCTATAAAAAAAGATCGGGATGATGCGGATACACATGCCGAAGATTCTGACGCCCACGCAAATGGAATAGCTGGGAACGCTGCCAGTGCCACAAAGTTAAAAACTGCAAGGAAAATTACCCTTGGCGGCGATATCCGAGCCATCGAAAGGACATTTGATGGTAGTGGAGATATTGAATTTGATGATATTCGAGTTATCCATGCGAAGCAAGCCGTAAACGATACTAATGGCAATCGTATAGATACTACTTATGCCACTGCCGGATATTTACTTTCAGAGGCTTGTAAAAACGGAGTCATACAAGATGCTTTGCTTGTATCGATAGGAGAACCACAGGCGGACGTTAACAAAACGTACCTCGTGAACAGTACCTCCCAAAACCAACCTCCGGATTTAGCCTGGGGTGTCCGCGAAGTCTGCTTTATCGGTAAGAATGCCGTTATCATTCGTGTAACTGGACTGGATATCAACGGACAGACCAACTGCATATGGACGAATATATATAATCAGGTCAATTGGACTGGATGGCAGAAATATGCGCACACGTCGGATATTCTTCCACCTATTGAAGCGGCGAACATTGGGAATCCCGCGAATTGGTGGGTGAAAATACGAGGCGGTTTCATTATACAAGGTGGCTTCTATGCTATTAACAGTACAGCAAACAAAGAGACACCATTCACCGTTGCATTCCCGATTGCGTTTTCGACGACCTGTATGGGGATATGCGGGAATGATGTTGGATCTGGTGTCTTTGCATTATCATTCAATCCGATATCTAATGCGCTATTTAATGTTTGGCGTGATAGTAATAGGCCTACAACCTTTAGGTATACGGCATTCGGTTTTTAGTGGAGGGAATATGAAATATTTATCTATTTTTGCGAAGAAAACTGGTGAAAGATTAACGTCTTTTGTGGTCGGCATCCACGGTGCGACGATACAAGAACTCAAAGAAAAAGCTAAGAGCGAATACCCATCTGCAATACAGATAGAACAAACAGCAGTAGAATGGCAGGAATCCTTAAACGAAAACTATATTCTGAAAGATGGTAAGCTTACAAAACCTATTGAACCAAACGAAGTAGAGAAAAGAAATAATAAACTTGTGGCATTAGATACTAATTATGAAAAACAAATCAGCGACCTTGAACTCGAAATGGCAAAAGCAAAAGCGATTGAAGATGAGGATCTATACACTGAGTTAAAAGAAGAGCGAGAATCATTGATAAACGAATACGCAGAAAAGAGAGGGGAAATCTAAATGGAACGTTGCTTTTTGTGTCACCGCAAAATGGATAAAAAAACAGGACTTTGTACAAATAAGAAATGCATCCGGAGCAAACTACTGGAAGAAAAGCCTAAAAATAAGACGGAGGATAATAAATAATGAGTATGGTAGATATAAGTCCAGAAGCACTGGAAAGAATTGTCCGGATTGAAACGAAACTCGACATGCTTGTCGAAATGCTACCTGAAATACAGAGACTTCAGGTAGCGCACGAAAGGGCGGAGCAAAGTGCAAAATCTGCACACCACAGGATAGACAATATATACAAGGTGGCAGGCTTAATATCTACCATCGTATCTGCTGTCATTGCATTAATCGGAAAGGTGCTGTGATATGTTTAAAAAAATATGGAACATAGCGGTACAGTACATGCCGAAGATAAAAGGTCGAGTACGGACATCGATGCAGATCGTCTACGTATACGGCGCCGGGCTTATCATTTTATTTTTAATGGTGATTGCGGCATGGATACACGATTTTTATCGAACGGGAGTAGTAAATACGCCACTACTTATTAATTTTTTTAAAGAGTTTACGGCACCGGCGGTGGTCGGTGCTTTTACTTTTGTGAGCGTATTCTGTGTAGACAAAAACCATGATGGACGGCCGGATGCCGCGGAAAAAGAAATAAAAAAAGAAACAAGAAAGGATGTGCGCAGAGATGACGATAGAGGAATTTCGGCAGGAACTCAAAAATAAACGGGATTATTTTTATCAATTCCCGTGGCCGGCAACTACTTACGGACACTGGTCGGCAGGGAGATATTTCACAACGTTCCCTGACTATCATTTTAATGTTGACGGCGACGGAGAGATCATCTACACAAGACCGCTCGATGAAGTACCGCGGGCAACTTGGCACAGAAATACAGGCAGTATCGCTATTGCTTTATGCTGCTGCTACAATGCACGCCCGAATGACTTGGGTGAGTACCCGCCGACTGCGGCGCAAATCGAGACTCTTGCGAAGATGTTTGCGGTCATTGCCGAGGTTTTTGACAATCCGATTGACAGAGAACATTTTATGACGCATGGCGAGGCCGCAAACGACGACGGCTACGGCTTGTACAGCGGAGAGCCAGACTGTCGATGGGATTTAGAACAGCTCTGTAACGGAAACGAAATCGGCACCGGCGGAGACATCATCCGCGGAAAAGCGCAGTGGTATTTAGAGAATGGGGTGTAAAATGCTTACGATATCGAACCAGAATATATTTTTAACCAGAGGCGATACGGCGAAAATATCACTGAATATCACATCTGCAGGAAGCGCCGCTTATGACAGCACGAAAGATAGAGTTGTTTTAACAGTCAAGAAATCAACCACCGATAAGGCAAAGGTGTTACAGAAAACGGCGGTGAACGGAGTTATTACGATTAGTCCGGCAGATACTAAAAATCTTGATTACGGAGATTATGTATATGATGTACAGCTAACTACCGTTGCCGGAGATATCTGTACGATTATCACTCCGCACCGGTTCAGAATTGAGGATGAAGTTAATTTTGATTAATGAGCTAGACGCAAAATTTGCAGCCACGGAATCCCTGCACGGTACTATCTCCGGTAAAAAAGATTTGACCGCCGAATTATCACCTACGGGCGTATTATCTGGTGTTGTTATAGATAACGATGATAGTATAAATGTTATTATAACAACTCCGGAGGAGTTAAAGGCGTCATTAACAATCCCGAACGGAGGGTGAGGTGGAAAATGTATGATAAAAAACAGGCTTACTATATGTTTATTATCGGCGGGATTATTCTTGTTGCCGTCATTGGTTGGTTCGTCTGTGCAGGCAGAGGTGATGTATCAAATCTCCGAACCGGAGCTGACACAGTTAGAAATGAACTTGACAACGCTCGAACAGCACAGCAAGGACAAGTCGATACTCTTAGACAAGCAAGCGAAGCAACTGAACGAAGCGCAGGAGCAGTTGAAAATAGCAAACGAGCAAATCAAGAAATCTCAAGCATTGAACGAACAGACGCAGAACTCATTAGAGAGAGCCAATCAATACTTGAACGAGTACGAGAAAGAGGCGGAACGAAAAATCAGAATTAAAACTCGGCAAAGAAATCTATGGATAATGACAACAGTAGTAGCCGTGGGAGCGGCAATTTCCCGGAGGTGATCCTAAATTTAATCTATGCGGACCAGAAAAAGAGTTCTGACATGGAAATTGCATCAGGGCTCTTTTTCTTTTTAAGGAGGATTATATGAGATGGTTTTTATATGCACCGTTACAGTTAATCATTATGATAATCTGCTATATTACCAATCCGGTTATAGTGATGTTTGCCGATGAAAACGGTGAATTGCACGGATTTTTAAGGAAGTGGCAGACATTTGATGATTCTTGTGACAGTGAGGACTGCGTAACAAAGTATGTCCCCAGCTGGATACGGTATGATTTTTATAAATACTACCGGACAGAAAAGCGATATGATCCAGACTACGGACGAATAATAAAACGGTCAATCAACATTGCACCGTTGCCGCTGATTGATAGATTGAAGAGATATTGCTGCCGTGTCTTCTGGTTATCGAGAAACTGTGCATATGGTTTTGCACTGGACTGGTTTGGAGTGACAATTAATCCGGATGATGTTGTAATTATTGATGACTATAAGGCGGGAGAATTTGAAAGAAATATACTTGTTACGCGTGATCTGAAATACTGGAAAATATATAATTCCATGCGGATCCTGAACACGAATTACAGATGGAAAATATATTTAGGCTGGAAGATTCACGATGTAAAAAACGTTCATTATGCGATGCTGGCATTCCGGGTATGGTTCTGTAAAGCAAATTAAAACGGGCGGGGAGAAATCCCTGCTCTTTTTCTTTGGGCGGCAAAAATACGGCAAAAATTTTAGCTAAAATACCGCATTTTAACGGTTATTGTTTTTATCATTATTTCTTGGCCACTCGGTAAAATCGACAAAACACAAACACAACGATTCTCAACATATCTTAATAAGGCTTATGCTATAATAGGGTACAAACAAATTGGAAAAGCCTTGAAGCGGAAATAAGGGACGCTCAAAGGGAGGAATGAATGGCACCGGTAAAAATGATAGCGATCGACCTGGACGACACGCTTCTCCATGATGATATTTCACTTTCCGATTATACGAAAGATATTCTTCGGAAAGTGATGGAAAGAAATATCCGCATCGTT